CAATCCAGAATAAGTTACAAACTCCGCGCAGTATTCCTGATTGAATGTTCGCTCATCTAAATCCTGCTTGGCTTGCTCTATCTCTTCTTCAGGTACGTTGCCGCCCTCGATGGTGGTGTATTGGAATGACTCCCAATCTGCCGCCTTATCAATCCCTTTCGCCCAGAGATCGTAAAAGTGATTACGGCCTTTAGGCGTACCGATAAACATTGCACCCCCTTGCCGATCAGATAGGGATGCTCTCAATACTTCATACCATGCTTCTGGCCGCATATCAGCGAATTCATCTAGCACGACATAATCTAATGCACGACCACGTAAGTTGTTTGGCTTCTCTGCTCCCTTTAGGGCAATCACCGATCCATTGATTAGCTTGATCGTTAGGGCTGTTTCGTTGGTCTTTTGGATGTACTGTTCTGGGATAGTATCAATCAGCATATTCCAGCAAATCTCTTTTGCCGCCCCGTAGGTAGGGGCAACATACCAGACGTTACGATTGTTTCCAGATATGGCCGCCCTCAATAATGCGCCAGTGGCTAGAAACGTCTTGCCGAATCTACGCCCTGCAACAACAGAAACAAACCTAGCCTCACTTAAAAAGATTTCACTCTGCGGCTTTGTTAATTGCATCTTTATCCACAAGGATTTGTATTGGTGGAATCTCTTTTACTGGTTCAACATATTGATCGCCCCATGATTCCCTATCCCTAGTCTTGAGATAAAAGATCATGCAGGTATTGTCACCATCAACCGCCTTCTCGAATAGTTTATTCGTTACCTGATTGATGCCTTCACTGCGACCCCTTTTTATAGCCTCAAGAAACTCTGGATATTCTTTCTGTCGCTCATATACGGTTGCATCGGACACCCCCAAGCAATCGGCTATCTGCTTAACTGTAAGCCCCCTAGAGGCCATTTCTCGCGCCTTACGACAGGCTAGCTCATCAGGTATCCACTTTGGTCTGCCAGCGGTCATACTTCTGTCCCAAATAGTTCATCTGCTTTAAGTGTAGGCTCTTCTGGCTTTTGTTGCTCGATAATATCTTCCACAGCCTCATCTACAGACTGCGACCAATCCGCTAAAGCCTCGCGTATTGTGTGGCGTTGTACGTCTGTTTCTATAAGTGAGTCCATGATTGCGTCGAACTGAGCCAGATGATCTTCTAGCTCAAAAAATAGGCATTCATCTATCCGATTTGATACTTTGATTGATTCCATAACATACCCCTAACGTAGATGGATAGGGGCATTGTATACGGTTTTAAACGATTATGTAAATTATCTTAGATCGTCTGCGGCTACTGCGGTAAGGGAGATAAGGGTAAATAGGATAATGTAAAGCACTGTTGCCTCTGGTTGCGTGAATGAGGCGAGATTATAAAGACTTTTGGTTATGCTGAGAAATGCTTGTTTTTAATAAGATTAATACCTTTTCTGGTATATATTCTAATGTATATTAATAGCCCGTTTCGGCTCCCCAGTGGGCTAGTCTGGGTCAAAAGGTTAAGGGAAACCTTGGCCTGATGCGTAGTGGTCACCAGTGCATCACTCTGGCAGGAAGGGTTATGAACCCCTGACCGCTAGTAAATCAATATCTCCAAAGCGATAAACCCAAATAAACTAAAGTATATCACCGCTAAATACATACGCTTTACGACTATATCAGTCATTAGCCATTCTTTGATCTTACCCATTCTGTCGCTTTTGTTGGCGTCTTTTATCGCCTTGTCTGCGAATCTGTGGGCTTCTTTCATTGCTTTTTCTATCTGGTTCATCATTTGCCTCGCTTTTTTCTATTGCTGGATATAACTCTCTTAAACGCTTCCACTCATTAACTGCATTCAGTGTTCCCATGAAAATGCCCTCTCTATACTTTGGTATTGGCAGAATTCATCCCAAACCTTTTCCCTCAGAGTATCTTCCAAATAGAGATATATTCTACCCCTTATTAGTTCTTCAAAGTCATCATTGTCTAATATAGCTTTGAAGTCGTCTAATGCCTCAGACCAGAATCCGTCATCATCGCACTCATGGCGGTATTCTGTTTCTTTCGACTTAAAATAGTAAGCCAGCGACCCAGAGGGTAACGCTTGATATTGCCCGATCCGATAAGTTAAATCTAGCACCGCATCAAAGTTATCCGAACATGTATGCGGGAATATATCATCTAGCCAAGTCGAATGCATTTTAAGCCACGTATAACAGCAAGCATCTTTCTCACTGTCGCTCAGTGCGATCAAGTCACCATCCCATCTATCATCTCTTGATGTGACCCAACCTACAAAATCTCTTAAATCAGCTTTCATATTATTATCCTTAAAAAAGCCCCCCGAAGGGGGCAAGAGGGGAGAAACTAACATACACCGTATTTGACGCAGTCGGTGTATTCCATATGTGAAACAATGCTAAATATAAGAAACAAAACTACTGCCGCTACCATTGCCTGTCTGCTTTCTGCGCGTTTCTTGCGCTCAATTCGTGCGGCTTCTTGGCCGACTTTGTAAGGATGGTTAATCATATTATTCCCCTTGATTGATTGCCCCCCGTAGGGGGCGGTTAGATTAGATTGCGTATATATCTTTAAAATATGGCTTGTCGCATAAATCGTTAGCTTCAATTTCGGACATAACAACAGCATACTCCCTGCGGTCATACGCCTCATCATCATCAGCAAAAGTGATTAATAAGTCATGGTCTCCCCAAATCCAGTCTTGAATTTGAATCAGCGCGGCATAGGCTTCTGGATTGTCCTGCCCCCTTGACCCTGCTTCGTTTTCCAAAGTTTCTAGTATTTTTACAAACTCTTTGTTCCAGTCTTTCATTTTGTTTCGCCTTTATTAATTGATTGAGGTGTAACAATAAACGATCTACCGCCTAAAGTAAACTTTTCTGTATACAATAATCATGGTTTTTATATAACATTTTGCAATAAAACGAATCTGCTTATAGCTTTTTCGCATATATGGCGAAAATGTGAAAACATACGTACATATAGCAAAAATACGTACATATAAATGCAAAAATACGACACTTTACTGCGCTACATTTCGCCTATGCGCCACTCTTGCTCTTTGATCTGCTCTTTTAAGTCTCTGGCGAACTGGATTACTTCTTCTCTGTTGAACTTAGGCGATGCCCTCCAAGCCAGCCTTTGCATTGCCCTGATGCGCCTAGCACCATACGTATCTTCCATGTATATCCGATAGGCTTCTTGGATTTTGGTGGTTTTCATGCCCCACTGGTTGCAAGCAGGGCATTGGGGGTGGATGTTCTCTTCAAATAGCTTGAATACTATATGCCTACGGGAGTAGAAATGACCGCCCTGCATATTCTTATAGTGATCTACCTTGCCGCACGTTACGCAGGTGCAGTACCCGTTATCATCTGATGCCTTTAACCTAACCAACCTTTGTAATAGCTTGGCCGCCTTTTCAACCTCTTGCGCGACCGTAGATTTCTTCTTCTTCGCCATATTCCAACTCTAACAATAGTTCACAGTAGTGGATGATCTTTTTAATATCTTCCGCGCCATTTTTATCCCTAGTCGCGTACTTAACGATATTTCCGCGAATAAAATCTAAATTGTTCGCGGTGATATATTCTATCGGCTGGATGGCTAACTTGTAATGATCGCCCCCTTCCTGTTTGTTCAACGCACTCACTCATCTTCCTCCGTTTCAAGCATTTTAACTTCGCATGGAATCCCAAGATTGCAATAAGGGCAAATGCCATAAGCATTGTCATCATCGCCAACCCAATACTCGAGGCCATTGCCGCAATCACAAAACTGTCTAACAGCACTAACTCCACTTTTCGGAAAGTTGATAACATTGCTCATTTTCCCACCGTTATTTTTACTCTGGAATCTTCACCGCTATCCTTATGATATACAACAGCCGTCATTGATCGTTCAGCACCATAGCCAGAATCTGAATGCCACTGGTCTGTACTGGTTAGACTTCCCCAGTGTTCAAAGTGCATTGATCCTACCTCTCTGGCGGTGTGATGATGTATATGCCCCAGATGGCAATAACGATTTTTAGACTGACTCCACTCATCATCTAGATTCTTAATCACCGCCTGTAAGATTTGCTCATGCTTCATCCTGTCGCCATGATGAAAAACAAACAGATTATTATTCCATTGGTAATGTATAAACTTTGAGTAGTTTGGTAACACTTTTACCCGTTTATCTTGGCTGTATAGCAATTCGATACAACTGGATAAGTGACAGGCCATATCTGAATCGTGATTACCTCGCACGTTAATTACAACAACTTCTTTATGCGTTTCTAGCATCTTATTGATTAAGACTTGAAAAAGTCTGCCAGCCAGTTTGAACGTCTTGCCTATACGAGTATCGACATCGACCCTAGTGCCAGCGGTAGTTTCGTTCTTGCTTGAATCAGCATGAAAGAAATCACCTACGTTCAATAAAACACCAACTTCTGCATCGCCTACCCTGTTGGATAGTCTAGCGGTTGCGTCAATCAAAATTTGAGTAGCTATCTTTATATCCCAATCATCATCGTCTAATTTTGTTTCACTGTCGGCCAACATACCGAAATGGTGATCGCCTATCATATACATAGCTAGGTAGTCTGAGTTTACTTTGGAAGGGGCTTTTACTGGCTTTTTAAATCCTTTTAAATCGTCTTTCATGCCTTCCATCATGGCATCGATCTTGGCCTTCATATCGCGCTTGTGCGGCTCTTGTATAACCCACTGTAGCGCAACAGATCCATCTTCTTTGTAGGCAGTAGATATTCTCTTTGCGTCAAATCCCT